TGCTTCCTTGGGACGGTCCCGAAGGCGGCCCGTACGACTTGCTGACGTTTACGGACGTGCCGGACAACGTACTCCCGTCTTCTCCAATGTCGAACTTGCTGGCGCTGCACGAGTTGTACAACGGGCTGTTGAGAAAGCAGGCTCGGCAGGCGAAACGGCAGAAGTCATTTGTCGCGTATCGTCCTGACGCAATGGACGACGCCAATCGCACCAAGAACGTGAGCGATGGCGAGATGATGAAGATGAAAGATCCATCAGGCATCAACCAAGTCATGATGGGCGGCGTTGCTCAGGAGAACGTGGCGTTTGGTATTGGTGTCCTCGACTTGTTCAGTCGGCAGGCTGGGAATCTCGAAGCAATGGCAGGGCTGGGTGCTCAAACGGGCACGGTCGGGCAGGAAGAACTGATTCACGCGGCCGTCTCGCGCAAGGAAGCGAAGATGCAGCAGCGGGTTCACAAGTTTACTGCCAGCGTCATGGGCAAGATTGGGCACATGATGTGGGCCGACGAGTTCCTGGAAGTGCCTGGGCAAACGGAAGCGGTTCCCGGTTCTGGTGTGATGGTGGATGCGACGTGGACACCGGAGAAGCGAGAAGGCGACTTCTGGCAGTACAACTTCGACATAATACCGGGCTCGACGAACTACGAATCGACGGATCAGAAGATCGGCAAGATTGAACGGGCGATGGATCGACTCGGGCAGATGTATCCGATTATTCAAGCGGCAGGTGGAGATATCGATGTAGTTGAGTTGACGAGGCTCTACGCTGAGTATCTGGACATTCCAGAACTGGAGAACATCATCACGTTCCAGAATGAGCCACAGCAGCAACCGCAGGGTGGCGGCAGCGAAGGACAAGGGATGCCAGCCAACACGACGCGGAACTACGTGCGTCACAACGTCCCAACTGGTGGGACGCCACAGGCGAGAAGTGCGGCCCTTCAGCAAAGTGCGTATGGGAACGCGAGCCAGAACCAACAAGCAGCTTTAGCGAGGCCGGGAGCATGACTAAGAAACAAACATTCAAAATCAGTCGTGGTTGGCGAACGGTGTTTGCGAAAGTGAAGCCGAACTTCACGAAGAACAAGAGTGACGTGTTCGCCGTTCCGAACATCAACAACGCGATCAATCAAGCGAAACCATTGGAATCGGTTGGGCTGGGAGTGCATCGGACGCAGGCAACGGAGTTCAACGAGATGTACCGGGACGCTGGAATCTCTGGTGCAATGCACAAGGAAGATGGTACACTCGTGCTGGAAAGCCGCCAGGCACGGAACAAAGTGTTGAAACTGAGAGGGTGTCGGGACAACGACGCTGGATACGGAGACTGGGGCGGAGAACATAACTAAAGGTAAATTCAAGGAGATGGAAATGGCGACTGACAATCCAACAACCGAAGAACTCACCACCCCCGACGGCGTGCTTGACGAAAAAGCAGCGAGCGAAACCATCGAGAAGGTGATGAAAGAAGAACGCGACGAGATGGCAGAAGCCACCGCCGCAAAGGATACAACTGCGGCTGAAGACAAGGTTCCAGCCAAAGAAGATGCCGCTGTCGATGAAGAATCCGACGGCGATGATTGGGTGACGAGTGAAGACATCGCGGAACTTATCGAAAGCCTTGGCTACTCAGAAGAGGATATGGCTGAGTTTGCTGGCCCAGTTGAGTTTCAAACGCACGTACGCTTGCTCGATCGCGAGCTAAAGCGGGTGCGGCCAGGCGATGAACAGGAACGGGCGTTGGAAGCCGATGAACTATCCCGGCAGAAAGACGCTAGAACCGCTCAGGTGAAGGAACAGTATCGGGAGGACGGCAAGTTTGCCAAAGCCCCGGAGGAACTTCCTAAACTAGATCCCGATGAGTTTGACGAGCGATTGATTGAGGCAATGGAAGCGAGAGACGCCAGGATTGCCGCCTTGGAAGCTCAGATCAACGATTCAGGCCAAAAAGCAATCTTGCAGGACTTCGACAACATTGTCGACGGCCTTGGCTTTGATGACTTGTTCGGCAAGTCCGAAGACTTGAAACCGGCAGAACGGAAAGAACGCGCACGACTGTTTGAGGAATACAAAGAGATATTCAACATTCAGGAAGCACGCGGGAAGCCCGTTTCCGGGAAAGGCACCAATCGCGCACTTGTACTGCGTGCTCTGAATCTGGAGTTCGCAGATGAAATTAAAAAGCAAAACCGCCGTGAACTGACTTCCAAGATCAAGAAGCAATCGGCCAGGAAGACGGGTAGTGGCCATCGTCAAGCTACCAAGCAATACGACGGCCCAATCGAGAAGCATCCTGAACTGATCGAACGCTTCAAGCAATTGGAATCAGAGAACGGCTAAAAATAAGGATAAGCCGATATGGCTCTATATCATCATCAGATCGACGACTTTGTTGAGTTAACACTCTCAAAGTTCAAACGCGACGAGTGGGTTGATATCTCCATGCCTTTGCAGGAGTACAAATTCGCGAGTCGTGTTTTCGAAGCGAAGAAGAAGGCTGAACGTGGTGGCCCAAGGTGTGACTGGAAACTCCGAGTCAACAACCAGGGAACCGCCAAGCACTCTGGATTGTATGCCGTTGACGATACCAATCGTCGCAACGTCATGACGAGGGCGCGGCAGGAGTGGTCGAAGCAGACTGTCAACTACATTTACGATATCGACGAAGACGCTTTCCAAAGCGGTCCCGAGACGATCATTCGCGAGATGCGGTTGAACGAACAAGGTTTGTACAACGACTTCTTCGCGTTGATGGAAGATGCGATGTGGCTTGCCCCATCGTCTTCAAGTCTTGATCCGATGCCACCTTCTGGAATTCCATTTTGGTTCCAGAAGAACGCCACGTTGGGATTCAACGGCGGCGATCCTTCGGGCTGGACAGATGGTGCAGGTAGTGTTGCCACGGCGACGTATCCCCGGTGGAAGAACTACACGGGCACCTACACTCAGGTGAGTCGCGATGACTTGGTTGATAAGATCATCAACGCTTGTGACTATACGTACTTCAAGCCTCCACGATCTTATAGTGAGATCGGTGGCGGAAAGCCGGATTATGAGTTCTGCACAGTGCATTCTGTGTTGGAAACCATGCGTCGCTTGCTGCAAGCTGGCAATGACAATCTGGGCGTGGACGTGGCAAGGTACTCCGAAGGTGTTCTTCTCAAGAGCACGCCGGTTACTTGGGTTCCAGCGTTAACGGAAAGTACGTCCGAAGCCTACGACAGTCAGAATCCGTTCTACGGCATCAACTGGAATAAGTTTGATTACTATTTCAAGACGGGCCGGAACATGATCAAACATCCTCCAAAGCAAGCTGCGAACCAGCACACGGTTCGGGAGCGGCACATGGACAATTGGGGCAACTTCGTTTGTTACGATCGTCGCCAAGGCGGATTTGTGTTCTACGTTGCTTAATGCACCGGGAACTCGGGTTCGAGGAAACAGCTTCAATTAACTAGGAAACTAAAAATGCAATTACTACGAAAACATGAAGAACAGGTCGGGAGGGGATTAACCTACGATCTGTGGAAAAACTTCCCAGCCGACGAGATCCTTCTTCACAAGGATTCCAACGTCGGTCATGGGGTGATGTTAGATCCCTGCGCACCTCCATACGTGGTCGCCAGTTCAACCAACCTGTTGGCTGGGAACGGCGTCAGAGGGTTTACAGACGCTGCCGAAAGTATCGGCGGTTTGACAATTGCCCAGTACGATGGTGGGCAAGGGTTCCGGATGCTGGCTTCTGCCGACAACGGTGCCGCCGAACTTCAGTGGGGTGGTAATGGTGAACAGTTCATCATTTCCGATACTGCTGCCGACGCAAAGGAACTGATCTTTGAAGTCCAGTTTCGGGTAAGTACGATTACTGCCAACGATCTGGCCTTCTTCATCGGCCTTGCCGGTCGGAATACCCTGGACGGCGATTTCCTTGCCGACAACGTGGCGGACAAGGATGCCATTGCTGATGTCGACTTGATCGGAATTTTTCACGATCATCCAGCGACGACAGCTTTGGATATCAATTATCAGATTGCTGGAACAGTGGCGACTGAGCACGAAGCTGCTTGGAAGACGCTTGCAATCGATACGTGGTATACGTTCGGAATGCGGTATTTACCGAATCCGGGACGAATTGATTTCTACTGGGGTTCGGGCGATCGAACGACAACAGTGTTCGCAAAGGATGACAATCCGATCACTTCGACGGATATTGCTGCGGCAGACTTCCCCGACGGACAAGGGCTTGCTCCGACGATTGCGATTAAAGGTGGCCATGCGAATGACAAGACGCTTGACATTCGCACGTTTGCATGTGCTCAACGGGCTTACCCAGCAGATTAACGGCCTGTGGCCGTTCGCAAGGGCGGCCTCTCATGTAGCTCCATCTCCATGGGGGGTCGCCTGTTTTTAAGAGGAGAGCGTAAATGCCAACTCTAAACGATGGTACAGCGGTATCAACACCAGCGTCCGACGTGCTGACGATCAGTTATTCGGAGTTGTCTGCTGAAGTTGGCGACTTTCTTGGCATTGGACGAGATTCATGGTCAACGCTTGAACAGACGCGAATCGATTCGATTATCCAATCGGGCTTGAGGCAGGTGTACTATCCGCAGAAGTTTCTTCACGGAAACGTGTCACACAGGTTCACCCCAGGGGTAGCGTATCAATGGTCGTGGATGCGTCCGGAAGCAGAGATTGTTACCACGGCGGCGTACGACACAGGAACGGTGGAGATTGCTTCGGGAGTTGTAACGCTGACGACAGGTACTTGGCCAAGCTGGGCCGCCGAAGGTGAGTTGCATGTTGGCGGGCAGATTTACGCAGTCAATACACGCGACTCTGATTCGCAGGTAACACTGAATGATCTAACCGTTACGGTAGCTGCTGGAACAGAGTACAGTCTTGCCCGTCCATCCTACGATTTACCTGAAGGGTTTGATGGAAGTTTTGACGGGGATCTTCATTACAAAACAAGCGACAATACGCTGTGGCCTCCCATTCGGCTTATTTCCCCGGCAGTTCTTCGCGCGAAGAAACAGGTTTACAACGACACGGATCGGCCGGAATATGCGGCACTTCAACCCAAGTCGTTTGATGCAACTGTGGGCCAGAGATGGCAGATTATTTTCTTTCCAGCTCCAAGCGCAGTGTGGACGTTTTACGGTCGATACAAGATTCGCCCGTTAATGATCGACGGTACGGATTTGTATCCGCTTGGCGGGACAG